CGGAACCTGACCTGTTTTTGTTGCAATGCCGCCAATAATTTTATGGCCGAATTCATCATAGGCGTCATTGATATTTACGATATTGCGCGAACGTTTAAATGCCTCGCTGGCCTGGTAACCAAATTTAAAGACATAGGCACCACTCGCCAACGTGTCTCCCGTTGGTGTGGCGATACCGTTAACGTTCTCGTATTTCTCAGTCCAATAGAGGCTTGAGTCAGACCAAACAGTAAAGAATCGGCGGGTTTCGATACCATCATCAATCGCTTTTTGTGCCTTCTCTTTACTGTCGTAAGCCGCTGTCGCACTCATTGTTAAGTCATTGAGCCGCAGGGTCTCAAATTTTAGGTACTGAGTCCGATTCGCGAGTTGTTGGGCTTGAATATTATCGGGGCCGCCTGGCCCACCCAAAACAGGCGTATCCTTCTCCAGCTGATAAATGGTCTCTTCCCATTTATTATTTTCGGGCAATGAGCTGGCCATGGTTTTAACCTCTGTGTGTATATGTGCCGTTATGAGTAATGGCACCGTTGTGAGTTATCCCGCTTAACCGTTTAAACATGACGATGCGACCTAATCGGCCTAATAATGGGTCTTCACTTTTCGAAAAGTCATAAAGAATCTCAGCACTGGTTTCCAGACCGGCCAGGTCAGACTCTTTGCTTAACAGCGCCATCTTGGATATAGGGTCAAATTTCACACGATAGATTTCGACTAAAACAGGGCTGTTATTCTCAGCCAAATTTATTCCCTCATAACGCAACGCGAATTCTTCACCCTGGTGAGTGATAATCGGTAACGTGTCATTGCCTGAATGCTCATAATCCACAACAACGGGCTGATTCAGCGGTGTGGTCAGCCAGTCAATAACACCCCACAGTTTATCGACAATATAATGTGAGCCTTCGGTCATCCCGTTGATTTTTACACCCCAGACTTGTTGATTACTCAAGCTGCTGCGATCGCCAACCACAATCCCGGTCGGCAGGGTATCTTGTGCAAACAGGTTAGGAGGGCGTGATATATGATTGCCGTTCAATAATATGCCTAGGTTTTCGGGCGCATACTCATGCCATGTAGACGTGATTTTTCCGCTGACGGCTGAAATATAGCGCTCCATTGTAACGAGCTGACCGCCTACCGAGCCTTTGGTTTTTTTCTCGTCAAACTCCAGCTCTAAATCCAGCGTCGAAACATCTCCGACCCATCGCCACGATAAAGCCTGGCCCGCCGAATTTCGGCGAGCCAGATAGATTTTCCCTTGACCGTAATAAAAATCACTCATTGGTTACCGCCTTATGCCGCAGGTTCTTCCGGTTGCGGCTCCGGCTCCGGAGTAGGTTCAACATAGTGGCCTGTTGGTAATGTGATGATCCAATTGCTCAGCGATGCAATATCGCCGCGCCTGGCTTCTATACTGACCGTGTGAACCCGATTTAATGGGGAGATCGCGGACGAATACGGCAGCGTCAATGTTGCTTCAACGGTATTTGTCGTCCAAACAATATCCCCGGTATCAGGACGAACGAGTGTAATTACATAAACCACCCCCGACTCTGGGCCAATACTGCTATCAAGATAATCAATTAACCGGTCAGCTTGTAATTGCCTGTCACGGTGAGACCAGGTTAAAATATATTCCGCTGCCGGCTGCGCAACGAGGGGATAAGGTTCGTCATTTAAACGAATATTTGCCGGCAAATAGGGTTTTGCCTGGCGGGCCTGTAGCGTCAAATGGTTAACAGGTGCAGCGCCGGCAGCGAGTGTTTCTTGTGCCGTTCTCGTCAGCAAACGAACGTCTATCGTTTCTCCCTCCAGATATTCCAACCCATCACTTTCAATCGCATCCTGGAAGAAACGCAGCCGCGCGCCGGCCAGATGGCCAGTCGGCAACGTATCGGCACAGCCACGCCCGACGGTCAACGTCCCGGTCGCCAGATCGGCGGCATCGATACGAACAATCTCATCACCGATCATCGCCCCTGCACCCACTGCCGGCAGCGTGGTTAATGACGCCTTAAAGGTGGTATCAAAGCGACCTGCAGGCTGTGTTAGCGTGACGGCCGGCGTCCAGTCGCCGTTAAGATTACCGCGCCAGTTCACGCCGTCGGCGCGCGTCTGCAGCAGATAATTGATTGAGGCGCTGCTGGGCGCACTGGCCATCACGCCCAGGTAACCGGCCTCCGGGGGAATGGCCGCCAGCTCCGCCGGCCCGACGGTGGCTGCAAGGACGATATAGGGCAGTTCAAGGAGCTGGCTATCAGTAACGGGGCGTGCCGTCTTGTCCGGCGGTGACCAGGTGCTGCCTTGCTCGCCGCTACTGTACGACGTGCTCGGCATCCCGAACACATCCTGAATGGCCGTCACCTTCAACTCACCGGTGTCCTGTTCTTCAATCTTGCCAACACGCATCACCATGTTGCCGATGTTGCGCTCTGGCAGGCTGATGCGAAAAACGCCCGCCGGCGTCAGCACGCCACCGCGTCGGTCGAAATTGATAATCAGTCGGGTCAACCCGGCCGCGCGGGTTTCGAGGTCACGTTGCGCCAACCTCGCCCCCAGCGCGTGGGTCGGCACGGCTTTGTATTCGACGCTCTCTGATATCAACCCCACGTTCTGGATCGCCCCCAGGTTCTGCGCGCGCACTTCGCCTTCGCTGTTGGTCACCGGGTCGCGGTACGTCACCACAATTTCATTCGGGGCCGCGTCGGCGCTGGTGCTGTCGTCGTCCTGCACGCCCACGATGCCGTTGTCGTAGGTAAACAGCGGCAAGGTATTGGGGTCGTAGTCATCACGTAGTAGCTTGAGCGTCAGTTTGCCGGTGCTCAGGTCACCGTATTGGGCTGCACCGATGTGATCCAGGACTTGCTGCACAAACGTATTAAGGTCGTCCTGGCGGTTGTAGCGAAAACAGAGGCCAAATCCTTCGTCATAGAGCCGGTCTGCCGCGATGCGATAGCTGTCAATGTCCAGGTCGCCCAGCACCAGCCCGCGTCCCCAGTCACGATTGAGGGCGCACTCAACAAGGATGTGCGCCGGGTTCATGGCATGGATCGCACGCAGGTTGGCTATCTGTTCAGCGGTCAGGTCGGCCTCGTCATCAAGCTGCCCCTCGGTGTTCTGCAGCAAAATAAGCGCCTTCTCCGGATACCACACCGGCCCATCCCAGCCTTGCGTACTGCGGCGAACGCGGTAAGACCACGGCTTAGGTGAGGCGCTGTAGCAGCTGACCAACCCGCTAAAGAAGGTGGTGACCAGCCCCCGGAAACCCGGCACCAACCCCGTGAGCAACGTCAATAATGAAAGAGACGGCACCTGGTCAGGGCCGCCCATCATCACTTCAAGCTGGCCCTGAATACCGCCTTCGCCGCCGGTGTCCTCGCCTCCGAACAGGTTCGGCTTATCGATATACAGCGACGTGTTGCCGGTAATCTGGCCATGTGTGCCGGCAAACACCGTTTTTTTATCGGCGCTGATGGCCACAATCTCATTGACCGGGCCACGGCCAATGCCGGCCTGGATATCCCACGAGTATCTGTAGCCCACCGTGACTTTCTTCGACCCCTTGCCACCGCCGCCCATCAGTTAGCCTCCGGCTCAGATTTGGCCTGTGCCAGGCGCACAATCTTGATGGCCAGCGCATCCCCGGTGCCGGCCAGCAGCTCGGCATCGATACCACCATCGCGAATGAAGGCCTTAAGGTCTAGCCCATAGCGGGCAAAGAAGGCGCGCAGACCAGGCGCACAACCGCCGCCAGCGCGGATATCTTCCATCGTGATCAACATGGCGTTCCCCTTATTTCTTAATGGCTTCATAGCGGTAATTGCCATAGGCAAGAACAAACCAGTCCTCGCTCCAGCAATCGCCAAAAAATATGCATTGCGGTGTGCCTTCGGTCGGCTGAGGCAGGTTCCAGTCATCCTCCGTCGCCGCTTCCGGCGTGTTGTTCTTCTGACGCGGAGCCAACGCGCGATTCAGCACGTAGGACGCCACAATCACCGCAACGAATCTCGCAACAGCCCACCACATATTCGTTTCCTTAAAACAGTTTGATAATCTGATACGGCGACTTGCCCGGCATGTGAGGCTGGCCGCCGTAGTTCAGGACGTTGTTAAACTTGTCGTTACAGGTCGTGATGGTGCGGTCACATCCCGGAAAAACCGCCACCACCTGGCCAACGCTTAGCCCGGCCGAGCCGCCGAACAGGCCCAGCACGTTGCCACTCTGCGCGCGCAGCCCACGCCGTTCTGTCACGCCATCCGCCAGCCATTCCAGATAGCCGCCGGAAAACCAACCGTCGGGCGAGCCGGCCGGCAGATTGACGGTGATACTCACGCCATCGAGCGCGCTGATAACCAGGCCGCCGACGCCAAACGCCGCCGGCGATACCTTGC